TCTCGTTCTTAGGACGGCAATCATTCACCATCTTGTTTCCTTTCTTCTTCATTCCAACTTTCTTATGGGTGTCCCAACACTCCTGTGCTTTCTCTTCAATCTCAACTTCCTCTTTCTTCATTGCCTTTCCGATTGCGTCACGACGATTCTTAAGGTATGAATCAGACTTATCTACATCACCATCATTATCAACATCAGCATCTTCTTTTCCGACTGGATCTAATTTCTTTTTCTTTTTCTTTCCTTCCTCTAAAGGAGATACTTGATACCTCGTACCAGACATCTCTCCAAGAGTAGTAAGGTTTGCTGCAACCTGATCCCAGAGTCTATCTACCAGTTTCTCATCTGGATTACCTAGTGGTTCTGGAGTAACAACATCAGTAATCTCATGAGTTAAATTACCATCTACATCATGCAATTCAACAGATTCACTGTTGTTCATCTGACCTTTCCCTCTAATCTTATCAGCAGTATTTTTAACTGCTCCGATACCATCACTAACAGCACTAACCTTATTAGCAACATTACCAACCTTACCAGCAATGTTTGCAGCCTTGGAAAGTCCACCCATTACTTTAGCACCTTTAATAGCACCCATGGCGGCCTTTGCTGCCAGTAAAGAACCAGTAACTACAGCCTCATCTATTTGTTCTTTATCATCATGCTCGATGACTTTACCATCATCATCTTTTTGATGATGTTCGTACATTGACTTATAAGCGTCAACCAGTTTTGAGTCGTCAGTCATAGTGGCAAATTAATTAGATAGTCCTTGATCTATCCTTATTTATCCCTTTCCAACTTTGTAAGGTATAGATGTATCATTATATTTTACTCCAGGTCCACTGGGAGGATCATTAGGATTCTTTACTTTCTTGCCATCATGGTAAGAACCACTGGTAATTGGTTTAATAATAGGATCATTATTCCATTTCTTATCACCTTGGCCTGGTGTCATTCTCTGCATGTATTGTCTATACTCATCTGTCCCTACATCATATGCCTCTGTCAAGTCTTTTAACCATGCTTTGTACATAGTAGACTCTGGAGTTTGTACGATAACATGATTCGCACCTCTTCTAGTAATTCTACCTCTCACTCCAGTGTTTACATTCTCTACTAATGATCCTACTTTATAACATTGCTCGTTGAGATATGCAATTCTCAATCCAAATGGATCTAACTTAGGTGCATACTGCCATGTCTCAGAAGCTAATGATCCTCTAAGTTGATCATCAGTGGCTCCCATAGATTTTTGAATGAGGTTGAAGAGATTCTTTTTCTCCATATTACCTAAGTTGGGAATACCTTTTGCAAATCCTTTGAAGTCATCCTTTGCTACTGCATCTCTCATCTTAGATGCAGACATACCCTCTATACCTTCGGAGTCTGGGTCTCTTGCACCAGCAGATATGACTTGAAGATCCTCAAAATCATACAAGTCACCATTATATTTCTGTGCAAGACTTTGAAATTCAGATAGTCTGTCTTGTCCTACAACTATTGTTATTGCTTTGTATCCTAGATTGAAGGCACCTGTAAGAACATCAAATATAGTTTTTGCATTAGGATCATCTTTAATGTCCTCTTCATAATCTGGGAACATCTTCCTCATATATTCTATCTTCGCACCAGGCTGTAGAGGATTCTTCTTAGAATCTACACTACGACTTGGATATACCTTCAAGTCAAATCCTAGTCTACTTGCTTCTGATTTTGCTTTTTGTAATAACTTTTCGTGTCCTACTGTTGGTGGATTGAATCTACCAAATACAACTACTGCACCCTCGCTAGAAGGTGCTCCCATTACCTCTGCTGTCTGTTGATCTGATTCACCAGGCTCAGGTGATTTAGTTGCGGTAGCAGAAGGATCTTCCTTTGGTTTTGGTTTTGGAGCGGGTGCAACTGCAGCAGGTGCTTTCTTCTGAGCAGTGGGTTTCTCTGGTGTGGCCACCTTAGTTGATTTTGGATCGTCGGTCTGGGCCGCACCTCTTCCTCCTGTGTATTGAAGTTTACCGCTTACTGTTTTTGCTACAAAATTTCCTTTGGCATCATACCATCCGCCATGACCGTCGCCCTTTAGTCCCTTGAGTTTAGCCTCAGTGGATGCAGCAGTCTTTACAGCTTCTGTTAAAAATTGTCCGAAGGATTTCACAAAATTCAATAGACGAGTACAGTTTTATTTATTCCATTAAGAAATTTTGTTAAATTTCACAGCAAGGTTCTGGAATTGTCCCATCTTGTGCATTGCACCTACCTTGTTAGTCCTAGTAGTGAAAGCCATTGACATGACTGAACCATCACTCAATACAATATTGAAATCTTGTTTACCACTACCCGCTTGGGCGCTTACACTTGTTACCGCAGATAAGGCAGCAGATAATTTTTCATTAGTATTATCTAAACTTGCATCGGTTTCTGTGGCCTTTACCGTTATTGCTGGGGTTTTGAATCCTGAGTATGCAATCTTTTGAGTAATATATTTTTTCGCCATGGTAAAATTACTATTGAAAAGATTGATTATCTCTTGTCTTACAATACTCAAATTAGAATCATATAATCTATTGTACTCAGACTCATTCTCCTGTTCAAATTGAAAAGTCTTTAGTGCCAATTTTGATGTTCCCCAGAAAGCATAGTCAGACTTATCAATACCTTCTATCGATTCATAGTTTGGCCATAATTTATCTTTGATTGCATTATAAGCAGTCTGTTCTCCAAAGAAATCAAATATTGGTTTCACATATGTGTTCAACTTAGGTTCAGCAGATTTTGCAGTTCCAGCCTTTAAACTGATACCCAACATACCACCATTTCTATACTGAACAAAAATATCGCCAGGGTGACTTCCTTCTACACCACTTGGTTTTGCTCTGTATCCCCAGTAACATTGTGCAATAGGATGTTTTGCACTATGAGATATCAACCATTTTGTTATATTCTTTGCGTTTGTTACTTTTGTTTGAAATGATCCGTTCTCTGCCTGATCTATAAACTTCTTTCCAGCAGCTGCGTCCTGTGATGTTAAGTAGTATGCAGCACTAGGATTGTTTGCTTTTCTAATTGCCTGATAAAAATCCTTTACTGATAGACTAGGACTGATATTATTCATGAAAGCAATACATGGAAACAGTTCAGTCATAGAAGAGTTTAACGTTGTCATTGACATACCACCCTTTCTGGGTTTGTATATAAACGTTAAAATGGTTCCGTCACTCATCCTTACACAGGATACAGGAACGGAACTAATAGATTTCTGTTCGTTATAAACTCTGCCTAGTCTTGATAGAAGTCCTTCTACATCTGATTTAGTTTTATCTCTATCATCAGATTTCACAACATAAGTAACTTGTTTAGAAGTTGCACCTTTTACTTCAACATCTCTATCAGGAATATTAATCTCCTGTAAGATCTGATTCAGTTGCAATACTTCTTCAGCAGTTCTAGCCATGAGTTTTTGATACTATTTAGAGGTCTCCCTCCTGTCTGTTCTCAGAATAATGTACATCAAAACTACCGCCTGGATATCTTTTCTCTAGTTTCTTGACGTTTGTTTCAATTACTTCATCAAATGATACGTCCAGTGCCATACATGCTTGTGCTACATACCACATTACATCTCCCAATTCTGTAATAAGATGATGTTTGTTTGCACCATTCCAAGGCTTTCCTTGAAACACCATCTTCTTTACAATCTCAGTGAACTCACCCGCTTCAGCAGACATACCTACTGCAGCAGTCAAAAGTCTTTCAATGTTCGCACCCTGTCCATCCAACTCAACCATACGGTCAGCAAGATTAACAAAGTCTTTGGAAGCGTCAGAGGTTACGGCATCTACGAATGTCTCGTACCTTTCAAAATCAATAGTCATTAGAATTTCAACGTTGCGAACTTGTTTTTAATCTTTTTAGATTCATCATTATTATACTCCTCATCCTGTCCACTGTCAACTATGTCATCCTGAGCACTTTGGTCACAATCAAATAGTTTCATTTTTGAACGATCAATACCAATAACAAATCTCTTATTCATATTGATATCATTGTATCTATTCTTCAACTGTTTGATCATGATTTGATTTACTTCCTCTAATTCCTCCGTAGAAATAAGAGCAAACATAAGGTCGGCAGTAGCGGGAAGACCGAATGACTCAGAGGTATCTGTAATATCAACGTCACTGTTACTATACCCACTACGAGTGGTTTGAGTTGCAGATACGATGGGAAGGTTGGCCTCAACTGCGAGACCTCTAAGTTCCTCTGCGATTGCTTTGATGTAGGAGTATGAGTTGACATTAGAACCAGCCCTATAACGCGATGATGCACATATATTTAAGTAATCAATAAAGATAATGTCAGGTTTGAAAGACTTTTTAAGTGCAAGTTCATTTAACAAACCTTTGAAATGTCCTGAGTGTGCAGCAGCAGTGGGATACTCTTTAATGATAAGATTACCTTGAGTCTTTTCTGATAATTTAGTAACCTTAGTTTCAAACATCTGACGAGGAATCTCTGTCAACTGTTGTATAGGTATATTTAAAAGATTAGCATCAATTCTTTCAGCAATTTTCTCCTCAGCCATCTCAAGCGTGATGTATAATACATTCTTTCCTTGGAGTAACACACTGCTTGCGACATGACACATAAACAAAGATTTACCAACACCAGTGCCAGCGAGAGCAATATTGAGTG